ATGATGCTACATTTTTAGCTAAAATGGTTTCAAAAAATCATCAACTATCTTATCAAACAAATAATCTTTTTGATAATAATTCAGGAATATATTTCATTTAAAGGAAGTCTAATATGGCAGATTCTCCACAAACTTCAATTTCAACTCAAATATTTTCTTCACGAGATGAGATTAGAAATCAAATTATAGAGTTAACACAAAAATATTTAGAACTTGAAAATGTAGATCTTACGAAAACATCATTCCTTTCATTTATTATAAATTTATTTTCAACTCTTACTAGTAATCTTCTTTTTTATAACACTTCTGTATATAAAGAATTCTTTTTAACAAAAGCAATGCTTCCTGAATCTATTTTAAACTTAGCAGCTTTTATAGGTTATAGTCCAGCAGAAGCATCATATGCTACAAGTTATGCATTATTAACATTTCCTTTAACATTTGATGATCCAGATGCTACATTTACAATTGAAGAAGGGTCTGAATTTTCAACATCATCAGGATTAAAGTTTTCAACATATTATGATACAGAAGTAAATGTAGTAAGTAATTCATATGTAAGTGTAGTTGTTACAGAAGGAAATAAAATATATAATCTTCCTGTCAATATTGATACAACTTCTAATAATGAATTTCAATTTCTTCTTCCTGTTAGACAATTTGAAACATCTGTTCAAGAATTTCAAGTTGATGCAGATACACAACAATTTCAATTTGTAGTTATTGATGTTCCTGTTGATGCTAAAATTGCTGGAGTTAAAGTTGAAGTAAGGGAACCTGGAGAAACTTCATGGAGATTATATGAACAATTCGACAGTGTTTATCTTATGTCGAGTTTAAGCTATGGATATGTTTATAGAAGAACTTCAGATGGAATTCGTTTATATTTTGGCAATGGTTTAATAGGAGTACAACCTGCTCCAGGTTCGACAATAAGAGTTTCAATAACTGAAACAGAAGGTGTTGATGGTAATGTAATTGCAGGTACTATTGTAAATGGTCCAAGATTATATCTTGTAAATTCAGTTACAGGAAGAACACAAATTGTAGATTATGAAGTTATTAATACATCTCCTGCTACAGGAGGAGAAGATGAAGAAGGAATAGAAGAAGTAAGAAGAAATTCAATTATAAGTCTTACAGCTTTAAATAGATTAGTATCTGAAGGAGATTATCAATCAACAGATGTTATTATTCCTGATTTTCCAATTCGACCAAATTCAATTCCTGTATTGAAAAGATCTGATATTAAAGTAAATGAAATTTCATTATTTACATCTTTGAATTTTAATAATGAAGTTGTTCCTGCAAGAAATGCTTATTATGAAGTTCCTATTGATGAAACTTATATTCCGAGAGAAACTATAATTCCTATTGATGGAGTTAATTTTATAACATTATTTGATATGACTTTAGATCATATTAATTCTTCTGCATATTATCATTATATAATGTCAATGATAGAAATAGTTCCTACTCTTGTTAGAAGTTATGGAATTGTTTATAATATATCTGCTACAAAATTCTCTATTGAAAGATCAGGAACCGACGCAATATTATATTTATATTATTATACAGATGAACCAGACTATGCATCTACAACTTGTGAAATGAGAATTTTAGAAACAGGTTCTGTATATGATATGACTAATAATACTTCTTTAAAAAGATTTGAATATACGTTTAGTCCATATACTCTTTTAAAAGAAGATGATATAAATGCAACATTTACAATAAGTAACACAACACAACAAGTATGTACCTATTCAGCGGGATTTATATTTAGACAATCTCTTGACGATTTTATGTTATCAAATATGATTGATGATTCTACTGCTTATATTACAACAATATATGATATTCCTGTTGTTAAGAAAAGTTATTATGATTCTATTGATCAAGAAAATTTTGAATTATTAGTTCTTCAAAAGATGATGGAAAATACTTCATTTTCAGGTCATAGAATGTTGACAGATTTTGCCAATATAAAATTTACTAATACTTCAGGTTATATGAGAAATATGCAATTAAATGAAACTCAAAAACCTCCAGTAATAGATATATTGACGAGTCCTCCGGTCTATCCTTCGTCTATTCAAAGAGGTGATAGATACATAGTAGGAACAAATGCAACGGGTGCTTTTGAGGGTCATGATAACGAAATTGCGCAATGTATTGATTCTACTAATATAACATGGTTCTTTATAAAACCTATTTCAGATGATATTGTATATGTAACAAGAAAAGGATATAAATATATTTATGCAATGACAGGGTGGATAGTTCCTACTTATACAATCCCTCTTGAAATAGAACTTGAAGTTTTCAAAACTAAAGATTACACAGGAACAGATACAGACTTATCCAACTCTATTAAGACAGCATTAATAACTGAATTCTCTAGTAGATTTGGATCCAACGCTGAAATATATAGATCCGAAATTGTAGATGTTGTTCAAGAAGTTGTTGGAGTAGATCATTTAAGATTAGTAAATCCAAAATCAAGTATATTTTTTAATTTCAATTTACAAGATTTCTCAGATGAACAATTAATGGATTATGGACCTGAATATGTTTTCTTTAAAGAAGAAAATATTTCAATATTGGTTATATAAGGAAAATAAATGGACGAGATACTTTCAAAATCTAATATAAATAAAAATGCTCTTAAAAGTCTTATTGTCAAAATTGCAGCTACAGAGCTTACGAAATTATCCGAACCATGTTATTATCCTGAATTCCATAAACGCCAGTATGAAATGTTTAGAGTTACAGGACTAACTGAAAAAGAATTAACTGAATTTACTAAAAGATTTTGGAAGGGAACTAAATGGTCTAAATTTCAAATAACAAATGATAAAATAACAATGTTCTTTATATTTATAATGAATTATTTTTTAAATGAAAAAGATATAAAATCATTTGAATATACATTGTTATTATTTATGGTAAGATATTATACAAATTTAATGCATAAACAAATTAAATATTGTAATCCTGAAGTTTTTAAATTTGCATTAGATAATATTAATAAAACTCATTTATTCTCAAGAGAAAAAACTATTCCTAATGCAATTTTATTCTTATCAAGAGAATTAGAAAAAAGATATAAAAATGATATTTTAGAACTAAATAAAGATAAAGTTGGTGTTTTTATTCAGATGGCAAGAACAAGATTATCTCAAAGTATTAAGAGTTTTGCAGCCTTATACTATAAAGCATCTGAAGAGGGAACAGGTATACGATCTCCATTTGAAGGTAGTGAGGATGATACGAATGCACACAATTTAGAAACTGTGGCAAAATCAGATAGGTTGATTGAGGAAATTACAAAAAAGATAACAGTCTATAAATTCATAGATAATAAAGCTATGACAGATGCTAAAAATTTATCAAAAATTAAAACATCATTAGCAATATTATTATCAAAAACAGTTACCGATATGAAATACTCTGATACAATTAAATCAATTTATAGACTGTTTATTAAAGATCTCAAGAATGTTAATTTATTATGTGGAAATAGATATTATACATATATTAAAAGATTAATGTCTATCAAAAGGACAAATGACTTGATATATTTTAAACAACAAGTCAATGTCCTTTTGATAAAATTGTTAAAAGAAATTAAATATGAAGATACTTATAATAAACTCACTTCTCAAAGTAAATTCAATATCAATACCTATTTAGCATATTATATCACTATGATATTAAGAAATTCAATATGTGATATTAAAAGTTAGGCATTGTGTCCCCTAAAAAATCAGCCACATATGAATCAGTAGTTGATACTCTCCTTCCTGTACTCACATAAAAATTTTCATTATCTGTAGTATTTTCAACACCACCACTTGTGTAAGAATATTGTTTTTGTTGAGTTTTAACATTTCCTACAGATGATACAGTTTCTTTATATCCAGGTCCTTTAATAATATATCCCGATGCATTTTTATTTTTATTAATATTAATTTCATCTTCAACAAGTTTCTTTGGAGTAGGAGCTCCTGTTTTAGCAGGAGTTGAATTTGACTTTGATGATTCTGTATTCTCAGGATCTTTATATATATCTTCAGTTCCACTTGATTGTCTTAAATTAGAAAGATATGACATAAGAGTTGATCTATCTTCATTTGGATTCTTATCCCCTATAAGCATACTTGAATATAATCCTCCAAAATCAATTCTTACATCTACAATTCCTAATCTTTTATTCCATGCAATTTGTTGTTGGTCCCCACCTTTTATAACTGTAACATTACTTATAAATGCTGCATTTAAACTAAATAATCCAGGACAATCTATTTTATGAATAAATGGCCAACTATATGTATTACCATCTTCTGTTTGTGGTAAACATAAACATAATATTGCAGCAATAGGACCTATTATATATTTTTCAGTTGCTTCATCACTCTTAGGGTTAGGATTATATAAACGACATGTTACTGAATATGAAGGTTGAAAACCACTATTTTTCCATATTTGAGGAAAATCAACTCTTGCCCCTGCCATTAGTTTAGATATAAGTCCACCTGAACCTTTTAAACTAGTAAATGTATTTCCAAGTGCTTGTCCTGCACTTTCAACAACATTTTTAGCTCCAGTAATTCCAGAGCCTAATGCTCCTGCCATTCCTCCTGCTTCTTTTAGAGCATTAGCAATTTTATCAACTCCCTCTCCTGCACTTCTTGTTCCTGTTATTTGAGCAATTTCAGCAGCTCCTGATGAAGCTATATCAGTTACTCTATTTAAGAAACTATCTGCATATTCATTTGCAAACGTATCTGTAGGAAAAGAATCTGCTATAAAAGCAATTCTTACAGGAGTACTATCTAATTCAAAACCATATATTTCTAGTAAGTCTTTATAACCAATAGATTTTGTTGTATCCCATGCTTTCTTAAGTCTAAATAAACTTAATCCGGCTTGAAATTCAGGAACATGAGGAGTTATTTTAAGGACTGGCATTGAATTTAATTTAAGATTCTCACTAACATGAGTATCTGGTGGCATCCCAAAGAATTTAGGCAATTTAATAATTCTTAACATTAATTTATATCTCCTTCTAAAATTAATTTTGCCAATGGATCATAATGTCCATTATCTTTATTTCCTAAACTATTTGCAATTGATTGCATAGAATGTGACATAGTATTTGTAATATTATTAATTACTGTAGCATTTGATAATGATGTTGTTTTAGCAAAGTTATCCATCGCTTGTTTTTGTACTTTTGCATTTTCCTCAATCATAAATTTTGTTTTCATTGCTTCATTATGTACATCGCTTTTAGCAATATCTTTACCTGATATTACTGCACTTTCAATTCTTTCTTTTAATTCGTCTGATAATGGTGATATTATTTCTCCTGCATGTACTTTAACAAGTCCTGTTTTTGTTACAAATGCTCCTACTTGAGCTTGAGGAATTGTAGTTCCCTTTTCTTTTTGTTTTCTTGCTATAAATTCATCATAACTTTCAAATGATTTTCTTCCACCTTTTGTTTTTGATTCATTTATGGCATCTTCTTGTTTCTCTTTAACATTCTTATCCTTTGCTAACCATCCAAAACCAGGAATACTTGAAATTTTATCAATTGCGTAATCTTTAATTCCTGTTACTAAATTTGATAGTAAACTTCCTAACCATTTAAAAGGAACAAGTATTTCAAATTTTAATGATGAATATGCATCCTTTGCTTTCTTAGCAATCCAACTTGCAAATTTCTTTGTTAATTCTAATGTTGTAGTGAATGGAGAAGTTATAAATTTCCAAATTCCTTTCACTAATGATTTAATAGAACCTGCAATAAAATCCATACCTTTAGAAATATTCTTTCCTCCTACAAATCCCATTATTCCGCCTGCTACAACTCCTATTGCACCTCCTATTGCAGTACCTATTCCTGGGAGAATTGCAGTACCTATTCCTGCTCCAAGAGCGCCACCTTTTGTAACTCCATGTAATGCACCTGCAGTTCCTCCTTCAGTCCCTCCTAATGCACCACCAATTGTAGCTGATAATGCAGATGTTCCCCATTCTTTAGATTTCTCTCTAGCAGCCATAGCATCTTGATACATTTTATAACCACCATAACCAATACCAGCAACTCCTCCTAAAGCTCGTAATCCCCCACCTGCTTGAACAGCCATTCCTCCTGCCATTCTTCCTATAGTACCACCAAGGAGTTGAGGTATAAATCTTCTCATTCCTCCAAATATTATATTTTTTAAAAAGTTTGCACCAATTAAAATCCACTTTAAAAATCCTCCAGTGAATTTTTTAATTAATCCAAATCCTTTTGCTAAAGTATCTTTAACTTTAATAAATATACCTTCTAATTTACTAAGTTTCATTATTTGTTTTTTAGCTAATTTAATTCTTCTTTGAGTATCTTGAGTAAATTGTTTTCTAAATTCAGCTAATCTCTTTGGAGTGTTCTTTAAATAATCATATCTTTCTTTGAATAATGTCTTTCTTGCTTCCCATTGTTGTTTTCTAGCTTCTTTTAATTCAATTTTTAATTGTTTCTTTTCTTCTTTCATTTGCTCTTTAAATTTCTTAGTTTGTGCTTTTATTTCTGCTCTTTGTTCAATCATCTTCTTTTTCATTTCAATTCTTTCTTTTTTCAATTTCTGCTTTTCTTTTATTCTATCAATTTTCGCTTGTTTAAGTTGTTGCTTCATTTTTTGTTTTTCTTGTAAATAAGTAAGTCTTCCTTTTAATTTAGCTTCTTGATTTTTCAACTTTTCTGCAATCTTTGCTTTTTTAGCTTCAAGTTTAGTTTGCATTGCTTCACGTTGTTTAGCAATCTTTAATTTTAACTTATCAACTTTATTCTTCGCTTTTTCTCTTTTCTTTTCTAACTTTTCTTGTTGTTTAAGCATTACTCTTCTTCTTCGCTCATTTAATTTTTCAAATCTATATTGACTATTAAACATAAACTTCATTAGTCTATTATGTCCTGCATACATTCCTTTTTGTTTCTTTTCAATTTTCTTTAATGCTTTATTCTGCATTTTAACAGTTCTATTATCCCAACCCTTTTCAATTTTCTTTCTATCTTCAATGCCTTTATTAGCAATAGCATTTATCTTTTTTTGTCTTTTTATTTCTGCATTTGTTTTAATGTCACTGATTTTATTTTCAAGTGCTATTTGAGCTTTATCTTTCCATTTAAATACTTTAGCAGCAACTCTATCTCTTCTCTTTTCAGCATTTTCTTCAAATCTTTTCCATAATTTAGATGATCTTTCTAAATGTTCACCGTGTTGTTTTCTTAACTTATCGTCATACTTATCCATTTCTTTTCTTGCATCTTTCATTCTTTTAGTATGACGTTTTTGATTTTCATCAAGTCTATCAGTTAAAGTTTCTAAAAAGAAACCATGCTTTTGAGCAAACTTTTTTAATTTTCCAACTTCTTCTTTAACAGTTTCTTTTCCTTTTCCTGCTGTTTCTTTAACACCTTTAAATCTTTCTCTTAATGGAGCAGTCTTTTCTCCTACCCATTTAGCAGCTGCTTTTGGTTTATCTATATAAAACTTCTTTGCTTTTTTCCAATCTATTTTTCCACCTTCTCCTATAAAGGAACTTCCTGTTAACCAACCTCCCGATTTAGCAAAGATAGCAGATTGTACTGCTAATTTCATTTTATCAAGTTTATCCCATTTAGTTGTAGCTTTATTTTTTAAATGTTTTATATCTTGCTTTGCTCTTCCTTTTCTCCATTCTGCTGCCATCTTCATTTCTTCGACTTTCATAGGAATGGCATTAACAATATTTTTAGTAAATATTTGAAGAGTTTTAGTTGATTTATTAAAAGTTTCAAGAAGCTTTGTCATTTTTGAAGCAGGAGTTACAGTTTCACCTTTATGAACAACTGCAGGTCCTGTTTCTTCAACAACACCACCTTTTTGATATTTAGGAAGCTTTTCTTTTATTGATGCCCAAAGTCCTTTCGCTTTATGTTTACCTTTTTTTGTTTCTTGTCTTGCTTTCATTTGAGCATCGAACAACTTTTCTTGTGCTTTTTCTTTAGCTTCTTCAGCAAATTCTTTTGCTTCTACACCTTTTGTTTTTAACCTATGAGTATATTCTTTTTTCTTTTGTCTTGCTTTCATTTGAGCATCAAAAAGTCCTGCTTGAGCTGCTTCCGCTTCAGGTCTTGTAATACGTTCAATGTTTTCTTTATTAATTCCTGCTCCTCTCATAACTTTAAGAGGATTAAACATTGCTCCAACTGAAGTTATACCTGCTTTCTCCATTGCTTTTCTATCAAGCTGAAGTTGAGTAGATACAAAACTAAATAACTTTTCACTGAATGATGCTGTATCTTCTTCTCTTTCTTTAGACATAAATTTTTGAATATCTTGAAAGAAACTAGATTCTCTATCTTTTTTATCTATTTGACTTTTAACAATTTCCTTTAATTGAGTTCTATCTTTTCCAAGAATACCTTCAACAAGTTCTTCAAGATACACTACAATTTTATCTAATCTTATCATTTGTTGGACAAATGTTGTATTTAAAATTTGATTTATATTTTGAAATTGATTTTGTCCTCTTGGAAGATATCTTCTATATCCTCCTCTCATACCAAAAAGAAATTTAACAGGAGTGAATATACCAGCCTTTAATAATTCAAATGTACCTAACATATTTCTAAATAATGGATGTTCTGTTAATACTTTTTGCCACGCTATCCTTAATCTTGAAGTCATACCTGTCATAGCAATTTTCATTTCAAGAGTAGCTCTTAGCATACGATCTTGCCATGATTTCTGACCAGGATCTCTAGCAGTTTTAATTCCATGAACAAAAGTTTTAAGAACATTTCTATTTACTTTTTGATTTTCAGCAACATAATCTTCCATTCTAGCTGCATTTTCAGCAAGAAGTTTTGTTATTGAACCGAATGTTCCTTTATTTTCTTCTGTCATAGATTTTCTTGCTCTTGCCATTACTCCTTGAATTTTTGGCAATTTTTCAATTGGAGTTATTACTTCTCCTGAATGAACATTTACAAGACCACCTCTTTTAACATATCCTCCTGATTGAGCATGTTTTATTTCTCCTTTTGTTTTCATCTTCTTTATATAAGATGCAACATCTTTAGCAGCAACTTTAGCATCACCTAAATATCGTTTAGATTCTTCAGAGTATTCAATCTTTCCTGATCTTGTAAACATATTGCTAATTTTATCGCCAGCAGATCTCATTAAACCTTTTGAAACTTGAAATGCATCACCAACAGCGTTACTTAATTTACTTTTAATTTTATCAGCAGCATCTTGAAAAACTTGTGTTTCCATAAATTTAGATGCAAAATATCCAAATATAGGAGTTGCTTGTGATAATGCTGTAGCTACCATATTTTGTTTATTATAACTAATATCTTGACTAATTGCTTTTCCATATTGATCTAATAAATCTTTAGATGCTACAGCAGTAGATGTTGTTATTTTTTTAGTTCCTATTGCTAATTCTCTAATAGAATTATTCATACTGGATAATATTTTAGCAGTAGAAGACGATAAATCTCTATTTGCTTTCATAGACTTATCAACAGCATTCGCAGCATATTCAGCTCTTTTTTTAGACATTGCTTGATAACGCATTATGGATTCTATTCTCTTATCCATAGACTTAATTTCTTTTTTAGTCTGCTCTTGCATTTTCAAATTGAAATTAGATAGAGAACTTATTTGACGAGCTTGAGTATTTTCATTTGCTTTAGATGCAGGTTTATCATTAATATTAGTTGCGTCTGCCATTAGTTACTCCTATGATAATATTTTAGTGAGTCCACTATAAATAACTTTTTTGTAAGAAGAGTTTGTTTCTGATAATATTGCTATTACTTCAGAAGGTATATATAATTCCTGAAAAACAAGACTATTAATATTCAATATTTGATTTCCTATCATATCTCTATATGCTGCTCTTATCGGAGAAAGAGCAGGAATATAATTACTTAAATTTCTAGTAAATGTTTCAAAATTATAATTTGATATTACAATTGCATTTATGATTATTCTTAAAGTTAAATCAAATTGATTTTTATCTAG